GTTCGTTTTGGGATGACTGTGTACGACTGCCACGATCTCGCCCAGATCCTCGATTTCGGCATACTGCGCCGCGTCAAGGACAAAGTGCTCGCTGGGGGTATCTGCCAAATTGCGGCAGGGGAAATACCGCTTACGACCTTTGACGACCGCAACCAAACCGCATGATTCCTTAGGAAATTCGGCTTGTGCGTGCTCCAGTGCTTTTGCCTTAAGGCTGTCCGATAACTTCATGAGATAAGACCGGCGGACGGGAAGCTGCCGAAGGGTAATTCCGCTGTCTCCCCGAATCGCAACTTGCACGAGCTGAGCCGCTTGCCGCAACGGTCTTCGGCCAACACGCCGACAGTGTTGTCGTTGACATCAAAGTAGTTGCTGCCTGTGTAGCCGCACTCACCGCTTCGGTATTGCCACTGGCAGATGTTGGCGATGATTTGACGCTTGGGAATCATCACGCCAGCGAGGTCGAATTTGCTGGCCAACTCGAAGCTCACCGAGTCGCGGTTTTCGCTTGCTTTACGGTCTACGTACCAGACCTCATCGGGGAACTTGGCATGTGGGTCTGCGGCGGCTTCGCCATCAAGGTATTTCTTGAGGGTGCGGATGCGTTTGACGGTGGCGCCACCTAGGTCGTTGCCGGGTGTGGTGGCGTTGACCAGCAACAGCAGCGTGGTAATGGTGCCATCCAGGTTGCTGATGGTCAGCGTGGGGCGCGGGAGCGTGCCGGTGTTGCTGTACTCAAAGCCGTCAGCCTTGACGGGCAGGCGGGCGTAAGCGTTGCCGTTCCAGGTGATGTTGCCGGTGACGTTGGCGTTGCAGCCGTTGTGCCAGCGGTAAGTGTCGCTGCTGCCGTGCAAGGTTGTGTCCAGCGTCATCTCAAACAGTTCGATGATGGCGCTTGGTGCCAGTGCGGCCAGCTCCTCATAGACGCTGCTGATCGCTGTCCAGACAACCGTGCCATCGGTGATGGTGCTGCCAATGTCGGTTGGCCAGGCGGGTTGGGTGCTGGAGCTGGTGCCAGCTGTGGTGCATTGGAAGACGAGGCCGGATGCCTGCAGGCTGGTGGCGCGAACAATCGCACCAACGGCGTAAGCGGTTGAACTAGCCCAGGCTGAGTACGCCATCAGGGTTCAAATACTTGGCGGAAGGTGACGTCGATTTTGCTGCGCTGGAAATCGAACAGTTCGCGGGTCCAGCTGGGGCAGATCCACTTGTAGGACGTGGTGGTGTCGGGTGGGGTCCAGTCGAAGCTGGCGTTGTCGGCGGCGCGGTCGTTTAGGAAGGTTTCGATGATGTCAGCGTCAGCGTCGGTGACGTTGAAGCTGAGGCGCCACTCCTTCGGGTTTTGGTTGAGGCCGTAGGTCAGGCGCTGTTGGTAGCCGTCGCCGAATTGGACCGTGCGGACGTTCGGTTGGCTGGTTTTGTTGGCCGAGTAGGTCGGGTTGTAGCTGGGGAAGGTGGCCATTAGGCGAGCAAGCCTCCGGGGCGTTTTTGTTTAATGAGTTCTTGCTGGACCGCGATGCCGATGGCTTTACCGAGCTGGTTGGCCTGGTTGCCATCGCCTTGCACACTAGACCCGCTGGCGTCTACGTTCACCACGACGTTGGCGCTTCCCATCCCAAGGCTGTCGTTGGGTACGATACCGCCGCTGCGGCCTGGGACGAACAACTCGGGGCCTTTTTCGCCGACGATGTAGGGCGAGCCAGCAGATACGGGACCGCCTGCTGCTCTGAATCCAATAGGGCCAACCCCAAATCCGACAGCAGGATTTAATTTGCCCGCAGCGGCCGTAGCACCCCCAAGACCCATTCCGCCGCCGGGGAAAAGGTTAAGGACACTGTTGAGGATCGTCATTTCGATCCACTTGGCGATGATCTGGGCCGCCATGTCAAGGAAGCGGTCGGCCACGCTTTGGAAGAAGCTGGCGAGGGCTTCCTGGGCGGTCATGGCGCCAGAAATGACGCCTTTGAACGAGTCACTGAACGCTGCGCCTATACCCTCGGCGGCTGTTGTTATTTGCTGTATAGGATCTAACAGCGTATTTAGTTCACCTTTAACACCTATAAAGGCGTTTTGTAGACGCTTTTCTGGAGACTGTTCGGCCGTGGCTCCAGCTATTGCAGCGCCTCTAGCAGTACGCAATCTATCTCTACGCTCTATTAAAGATTCAAGCAAGGCTTGTTGATTAAACAAGGTTTCGTTTTCTGCTTTTAGCGCTTCGAGCTCTGCAATTTGTATGTTAAGAGCCCCCACTGCGGGATCATACAGCTGTTCGATCTTCGCTAACTGCTCGCTAAGTGCTGGAATTGTTCCGTTCAAAATGCTGTCATTGTACGTTGCTTGGTAAATAATCAAATCGTTTTGCGCCTTAACCATCTGGTTAAGCGGTGCAATAAAAGCCTGTTCAATACTTGCAAGCAACTGCAACCTATTACGATCTTCGTCTGTAAGTTGTTGGGCTGTTTGCAGTAATTCTTGATACGCAGCAATTTGGCGGGCCACGGAATCGTTTGCTGCATCTATACCGCGTGTATCCGCACTCAAAGCGGGTAGCGCACCCATGCCTGGGATTTTGGATGGCACCTGAAGAAGTTTTTGTCCTTGCGCGGCTTGTGCTTCAGCCGGGGCTAAACGAGCCAGTGCAACGTCGTTAGCTTTAATTAGTGAGTTGTAAAATTTTTCGGCGTCAGTCGTTAATTTGCCTTGTGCCCGAACCAGTTCACGCTGAACTTTGGTTTGCTCTGTATCTGCTTCAAGCTGGGCGCGTACTTTAGCCAGCTCTATTGATACCGCTGCTATTTGACGCCTGTAATTTTTAATGGATATTTCTTCGTTCTCTCGGTTAATATCTTTATTGATTCGTGCAATTTTTACGGTGTTATCGTAGTTTGTGCGTGCAATAGTTTTGGCAACATCTAATTTATACCTTTCGTTTTCTACATCAAATTTTAGCATTTCTAGCTTAAACTGTCGTTCATTATTGGCGGCCTCGTTATTTATTTCTGCCAATCCAGTTCTATAGTCATCTACTGCGTTCATCAGAGTGGTAGCCGCATCTGCACCTGGAGCAGCCATAAGTTCGCGCTCTTTTGAGGCATTTCTGGCTATTTCAATACGAATATCGCCTTGCTTTTTCAGCAGTTCCAGTTCTTTTCCTAAAGCTTGCACCTGGGTGTCGAACGCTTTTCTTTGTAGCTGCTCGGTCAAGTCAAACTGTTGACGTTGTAGCGCCAGCACCATATCTGCATATTGCTCCGCGTACTGTCTTTTTTTATCGTTTAAAGTTCTCTCCAGCTCGGCCAATTCTGTGTACAACTTTTCGCCGTCTTGTAGCCGGGCAGTCAATTCTTCATTACTAAGTTTGATGTTTGTCTGAGTTTGTTTTTTAGCAAGTGCTTCGTATTTTGCGATAATCGGCTTTTGCGCTGCTTCTCCTCCGCTTAAAGAAGCAAACATTTCTTTTTGGAACTGCGCTGCTTGTTCTGGCTTTAAGTTTTTTGTTATAGTATTTACGTTTGATTGTGATGCGGTAGACGGGGCAAATTTAAGTACGTCAGCAATAAACTGTAGCAAGCCGGCTAAGGGACCTGCTAAGGCTACTTGCAGTTGAAGATTTAAGTCTGCCCATGCTCTGTTGAGCTTAGAAGATGCGTCACCTAAATTTTGAAGACTTGCTACGCCTTCATAACCAATTTTTTTGTTCAGCTCTTCTTGAACAACTTGGAGCGCCAGGGAGGACCGTCCGGCTTCCGCGTATTGCTTTGCCAGAAATTCTGTTTCTTTAGATGAGAAGAGCGCGCTGTCGCTCATGTGCTGGATTGTTGTATCCAGCGTCCGCACAGCTTCACCAGCGACACGCGCACCAGCAATAACACGGTCCACAATCGTGCCGATTGCACTGGTGACAATCGACATCATGGGGTTGCCGGGAATAAAACCGCCGGCAAAGCCGCCTACAACAGCGCCAGGGCCTCCTCCAAACAACAGCGGAAATGCACCACCAATTAGTGCGTTCTGAAGAGCACCTCCACGATTATCTTTGCTGGCAGCCCCGGCACCACCGCCTGGAGCAGGAGGTTTTGTTCCGGGTGGTTGCGCTCTTTGTGTATTTGCAATAGCTTTACGCAACAGCAATTCGTTGCGAAGCCCGTTAAGAATTACGTCAATCTGATCTAATTCTGCTTTGGTTAGTTGGGCGCCTTCTGACTTGAGCTTGTTGTTAAGAGTTTCTAGGTGGTTAATTTCATGGTCGACTTGTAGCCCTTTAGCTTTGTACTCCAGAGCTTTTTGCTCCAGGATCAGGCCGGATCCAATTATGTTCTGCAGGCGTTTCTGCAGAGTTGTCTGGGTGTTAAGAGTTTGCTCTGCGGCTTTAGCTGCTGGGGCTTGAATCCCGCCTGTAGCCATCCAAGCAGCAGGAGATCCGGGGACAGGAGGAAGTCCTCCCGGACGTCGCCCGAACGTACTTTCAGCTGCCCCAGCAGTCATGGAGCTAGGGCGCATCAGCGCCTCTTCAGCGCGATTTTTGCGTTCGTACGCAATGCGTTGGTTTCTGAGTTCTACCGTTAAACGTTTAGCGACGTCCAGTTCGTTATTAGCTAAAGCCTCGCTGGCTTGCGCCAGTCGATTCTGCAGGTCTTCTTGCTGTGTTTCTTTTAACTTTGCCTGGACAATCTGTTGACCAGTTATAAGCTGCCTGTATTCCAAATCGGCTGCCTGCTTTGCAAAATTAGCGCGTTTTTGAAAAGCAGCTACGGTGTCTAACCGCGTTGCTGGACCGGCAGCAGAACTAATCCCAGATGTTTGTCCCGCAAGCCGGGCGGTACTTAAACGAGCGCCAGTACCCGCAATGGCTTCTTCTAAAGCCCTAAAGTCGTTTGAACCAATTTTTACAGTGTTTAATACATTTTCTAGTGCAGCTTGGTAAAAAGTTAGACCTTCTATTGTATCGGGTATACTTTTGCCCAGTGCTACTACGTCCTGCACATTCATACCGCTTACTTTCATATTTACACCAAACGCTTTTGCTTGAGTTCGGGCAAACTCGTTAGATACTTTGTTTGCGGCTACAACTGCATTTCTATACTGGTCTGTGCCAACGGTAGCGTTGTTAGCAATACTACGAAAAGTACTTAACTGCGAATTGAGTCCTGCTAAAGTTTTAGAGTACATATTTATTGTCTGTTCTGTTCCCCCAGCTGTTATTTTGAACTGCCGCGCACCTTCTTTTGCGCCGGCAAAACTTGCGACGAGATTTTCTAAATTTTTCTTGAGTTCTCTTGTTTTTTCGCTGCCTACCGCTTGATCGAATATGTTTCGTTGCTGTTTTATGCCTTGAATAAGAGTTTGTATTTTGCGTGCGCTACTTTCCAGCTGGTCAAGAGCCTGTTGACCTTTAACGCTTACTTCGATTACAGCGCCGTAGTTTGCCACAGATCGACGTTGAAGCCTTGTACAGCAGTCTACGCGCTAAAAAGCCGCCGGGGTTAGCGGCGGCGTTTGGCTTTGTCGAGTTCCTTTTGCTGGTCCTCGTTCAGGATTTGGAAGTAGGCGCTCCAGCCGAGCAATTCCTCGGTGGTCATCGTGGTGCTGATTTCGGAAAGGGTCTTGCCTAGCTCTTTGGCAACTCCGAATTGGAGCATGAGCCAGTTGTCTTTCCGAAGTTCGGCACTCAGGATTTTGGGTCGATTGGCTCCGCGTCGTCGGTCAGGATCGCCAGCATCAGGGCTTGCAGGTCCTTGTCCTTGACTTCGTTCTTCAGGACGTCGATTTCGCCGGGGCTGAAGATCTTGGCGCCAGTGTCGTCCAGGGCTTTGGTGATGAGCAGCTGGAGGGCGAAGGCGTTGGCGTCGTCAGACTTGGCCTGTTTTTGGGCGCGTTCGCGCTCGGCCATGGTCAGCGGGGTCACCCACATCTCAAAGTCGCTGCCGTCGCTAAGCGTGACGGTCTTTTTGGTAGGCTCCAGGTTGGCGGCCTTGCGGAGGCGGTCAATGGCGCGGACGGGAACAGGCATACAAAGTGCTTGTTTATCGTTTTAATGTAGCGGACTAGACAGCAAAAAGCCCCAGTTGCCTGGGGCCGTGTGCTGATTTTGAGTTGGATCAGGACTGGGAGAAGTCGAAGGTGGGGGTGCCAGCGGGGCGGAAGTTGACGGTCACCGATTGGGCGTCGTCGGGGTTGATGTTCAGGCTGGCGGAGGTCAGCACAGCGTCGAAGCTGATCGAGCGGCTGAGGGTCTCGCTCAGGCTGCCGCCGCTGAACACCCGGTCGGTGTACAGCTTGAAGGCGGCGCCGTCTTGCTGGCGCTGCAGCACGTCCTGGATCATGCGGTTGGACAGGGCGGCGTCCTCGTTGGTCATGTAGACCGTGGCGGTGCCGGTGCCGTCGCCGAAGCCGCTGATGTAGGTGCGGAAGGGCACGTACTGACCAGGGGTTTGGCCGATGGTGGTGACGTCGATTTCAGCGCGGCTGATCTCGAAGCTCCAGTCGCGGACTTGGCCCACAACGGCGAAGTCGGCGTAATAGACCTCGAATTCGTTGGGGGCAACGGCGGTGCCGTCGTCGGTGATGGCCAGGATGGTGCCACCGGCGCTGGTGGAGACGGTCAGCGCACCAGTGGCAGCGGTGTAGCTGAGAACGTAGTAGGTGGTGGCGTCAGAGATGGGGGCAGGCAGCGTGCCGGTGCCGGAGCCGCCGGTCTGGCTGTTCACCACGCGGAATTTCACGGGGTCACCAACCTTGAAGTTCAGGTAGGTCTCGACCGTGATGACGTCGGTGCTGATGTTGACGCCAGCTTCACCGAACGAACCGGTGGTGCCAGCGGGCTTGTAGTAGAGAGCGCCGGACGTGCCGGACAGAACGGTGGTGGCCATAGGGGCGTACCAATGAACGGTGTTTGGGGGCGGGCACTGCCCGGCTTATTACAGGTTAGCGCCTGTAATAGACATTACCTAGGACAACACAGTTGCCACGTAGGAGGTGTCGATGCGCCCCACAAAATGGGGGGCATCTTCAGTGGCGGAAAATGTGGGGCCGTTGATCTCTCCAACGCGGAAGAATACGCCGCTGGTTGTTTTAGCGGTGTTGTTCAGAGTTTCTAGGGCGTTTACTGCCGTGGTAAGAAGAGTTTGGTTGCGGGCGGGGCCGCGGCCTTTTTCGGTGAAAATACGAATGATTATCGCTCCACGGGCGTTATCGACGCTGGAGGTCAGCGTGGGTTCGTTGGTGATGCCGAAGGTGACGTTGACGCGGATGTATTCGGTGGTTGTGTTGGGTGGGACGGCGGTGATGTTGTCAAAATAGACCGGGACCGGTGGAACCAATGCGCCAAACGCTGTCAGCAGCGGGTTTTCGACGGCGGCGCGGATGGCTTGGTAGTTCATTAGTTAGTCCGTGCAAAGGCAATTCTGACGCCGTTTTCGAGGCTTTTTTGCATCCCGCCCCCGTTGGTATAGGTAACAAACCAATCTTGCGGAGCCGTAGCCCGGGAAGTAGGTTCACCTTCTGTAGGACCAATGTCAGTACGCATACGTCCGTAGCGACGGCCTTCGAGTACAACCGGACCTTGTGGCTCAGTCCCAGGGTCAATGAAATATCCCTCTTCTAAATCCATAGCTTGCATGGCGTAATCAGTGGTGTTTGTAATTACAAGTTTGGGGTTTCTATTTGTTGCGGCAACCGTGTCAGGTAACTGAGGTGTGTCGCGTATTGTGTAGGGGTAACTTCCCTGGGGGCCCCTTCCTACTCCGGGGGCGTCAGCCACCCAGCTGTTCGCAAATTCGCCACTCCACAAAGGACCTTCTTGGGCAAGGTCATTCATAATCTCCGCTGCAGCATGGCGTGCGGCACTTTGCACCTTACGACGCATATCTCTATTGAACTGACCTAGCGGGCTTGCCATTATTGCGGCCTCGCAATTAGGACGTGCATAACAGGGTTATCGCCGCGATAACTGGTTATTGAGATGATCTTGGCCTCGCGGGTAACTCCGGCCTGGGTGTACTGGATGCGATCGGCTTCAGTCGGGTAGTACGCTCCGAGTTCGCTGGTGCCAATAATGACTTTTATGTCGGTTGTCTGGTACAGACCTTCGGATTCGCGGGGTGTAAGGCGCGTGATAACCGCTTTGACCGTTACGGAAATGTCGGGGCCGAAAACGTTGCCGCTGGTTGGGTCGTAAGTGCGGGGCGTGGTGCTTTTGATAAACGTGATGTCCTGGCCCCAGTCCGCAAGGATTGAGGTCGGGATTGGGGCAAAAGTGTCGTCGATTAGGCCCATGTCACCCTCGGAAGAGGCGGACGGCGTAGTTGGCGGCGCCGCCCATGCAATAAGGGCCTAGGTAGGTCTGGAGCCAAGGGTAGACGTCGAAGACGTTGTTGATGACGCCGCTGGTTTGGCTGGTTTTGTTGTATTTGACTTTGAGTTCGCCCAGTTCCACTTGGTCATAGATGCCGGTGGTGCCAGTGCTGCCGGTGATGGCGTCGGTGTCGTTGGCGAAGGCGCGTGCCAGCTCGTAGGTGGCGGTTTTGATGCCGTCGGGGATCACGGTGCAGGCGAGATCAACGCCGTCCACCGTGTAGTTGTCGCGGGGCCACTTCAGGGCTTGGGTGTCGGTGCAGCGATCGCCGTAGAAGCTGAGCGCGTCGATCCAGCGGGTGGCGGAGATCAGGGCGCGGTTTTTTTGGTCGGTGGTCTTGCTGGTCCAGGTGCTGGAATCAGGCACCGTTTCGAAGTAGGTGTCCGCAGCCGCCAGCGTCACATAGCTGTTGGCCGAAGCTCCACCCACTGTGGCGTCAATGGCGGCGGGCACGGCTTAATACAGTCTTTTCTTGAGTTTAGCTCCAGAAGTAGATCTTCTTGTTTTAGGGGGTGGACTCAAGATGACGGCGTGGTAAACCTTGCCACCGGTCATTTCAATGTCAGCTTGGATTTCGGCGTGTTG